TCCAAATCAGATAGGAAGCATTCAACTGTCATCATTTCATATTCAATGATGTCTGTCATAATAACAGCATAGTTGTTTATTGGTTCGCATACTACAACATGACCAGTAAGATCATCATGTATTTTTGATTTGACATTAGTTCCAACTTTGATCATGATGTAATTTGTTTGTTATGTACTTATTATAACATCAAAATACCCCCTGTGAAGGAGGTGTGTGACAGTTTATAATAGTGTCCATTTATCGTAGTAAAGGAAAGTCTTGATGTTTAGACTCCAATTCATTAATAAAGAAACGTAGAGTATATCTTGTTTGATTTCCATATGACGTGGCAGTATGCCATACATTAGAATCATACGTAACCAGACGATTGTACTGATTTTGTACTCTCATGGTCTCCTCAAACTTATTATAGTGATCTTGACATATTTTGTCAAGTCCATCTACATGTTCACCAGCATGAGATCTTGCAACAGGATTTAAAAACTCTTCTTTGATTTTATAATCAGGGTCTATTAACTTATAGAATGATGTTCCTGTATCTTTTTCTATCTCTTGATTCAGATATATGACACCAGCAGCAAGAGCACCATAAGTTGTGTCAAGATGAATAATACCTTGACCATTCTTCTCAATCTTTTGAAACTCCATGTCAACCCTAAACTTAACAGGGTTGTTTAAGTCCCAATAATATCCAAAGATTTTCTGTAGAATAGTATCAAATAACTCTTGATCTAATTCATATATTTTTTTCTTAGAAGCAACGCCAGGATAATTTGTATGATCTGGATCATTATATTCTGCATTTGTTGCTAAACATAAAACATAATCAGGATCTTCAAGAAAGTCATCAACTACAAGAGTTGGAAATAATATCACTGTTTACCTGTTGGTTTGTTCTCCCATATGATATCACCATAAGAATCCACAATATAAGCATGGATATAATGGTCAGCGTCAGGGCACTCTGATTCTAATGGAAACCATGCACCTGCGTAAGTGCTTGCTGATGTTTCTTCATCAAATGAAATAGTATTGAATATTCCACCTTGTTTCATTATATCCATTACATAATCATCAACGATTGGTGTATAATATGTCGTTACAGTCGCTTTCTTAGTTGTATCTAAACTATTATATTTGTCTAGGTTAAAGTGCAATAATGTTTTTTGATGTCTCTGTGCATAAGATGCGACAAGATCAAATAACTGTAGTTCGTTACCTTGTATGATCATAATTAACTCCCTAACTTATCAATCTCATTTTGACATTGTATGAGCATCTGCTCCAAGAACTCCTTTGTCTCTGCATTAGGTACTTGTGATTCTTCTACAACACCTGCTTTTACTTTATTATACTCATTAATAAAGGTATCAAAATATGCTCTCTCAGTATATGATTTAGTAAGTAAATAATGTGCTATTCTATCTTTATACTTCTTGAGATAATGTGATGCTAGTGGTAAAAACTGATCATCTGTTGCTAGATAATCTTTACCTGCGTTCTCAGTCTTGTATATTTTATTATAGAAATCAGGTGAGATAGGAAATTTAGTACCCTCAACATTAGTGGAGAATTCTGTTGTTGCAGGTATATCTCTAAGTTTAGTTCTATACAATGTATACTGTGCTTTAGTATCAGCATCAAGTGGAGAATCTGGACCTAATGTCCAGTCAGTTTCAGTTAATAAAAAATCTCTTGCAAGTCTTACTGATAATGGAGAGACAGCTCTTGCTTTAGCATACATTGCACCGAGTTCATTTTGGAACTCAACATTTTCAATGGCATCAATAGCATACCATCCTTCAATTAATTTATCTTTAAATGCATCAGCAACAGAACTAGATACCTGTTCCATCTCATAATCTTTCCATTCGTTAGTATTAGTTTTGAAATTCATGATATATTTTCTGCGTTTAGCAGTATATGTACCATTATCAAAATAATAGAATGATATCAACTTATCTTTGTCAGTGTCCCATGTAGGGTACATCAAAGGAACTAACGTATCAGTCCAATATGTTTGTGGAATTGGTTTTGCTATGCCATTGTAAGATAATTCTTGTCCAATAACATTTAACTCAACTTGTATGTCCATGTTCCTAGTGTATCTCCGTTAGTATTTAGAATGCTTTGATTAAGTACTTGCAAGTAACATAAGGTGTGATCAAAGGTACATCATAATCTGGATCAATAGTTGCCTGTGGTTCTATTTTAGTTGTTGATTTCAATGTCATTGTAGCATCACTACAACCCATACCAGAACTATATGTAATACCTGGTCCTGTTTCACCTTGCACATTATAATCTAGGAAGTCAACAGTATTTCTCTTGATAGCACCAGCAGCAGGAACGAATACTAATGTTGTTGCTTTTTCTCTAAAGTAATAGAACTCACATATACCATAATGGTCAAATTGACCACCACCAGAATGATCTTGTCCACCTTGTTCAGATCTTTCTTGATATAATCTAATTTTTGTGCCTGGTGCTCTTGCTGCTTGTGGCATTTCAACAGCATAAGTATACCATTGAGTATCACCTGCTGCACCATCATGTGCAACATTTTGTCCACATGCAGGAACAAGCATACCAGTGAGAGGATCAGTTCTTATTGACGATGGACTAATAATGTTATCAATATAGACCCAATTTGCAGAACCTGCTAGTTGATATTCTACTTTCAATCCTTCTTCTGGCACATCACCACCATTCACACCATTTCCTCTACATGCCTTAATACCAAAATAATTAACAGATGTAGTATCTTGTGCTTTCAATACTGCAAATCTATCTCTATTTGTAGGTAAACCTGAACCACCAAACAATAAGAAGTTTGTATATGCAGATGCATTACCTTGCAATGTTATACCAGTCACAGAGACATTAGCGAATGTAGTTGTGCAATAAGATCCAGCACCAGCACCATGTAGTAGATAAACATATGGTTGCTCTGTATATCCTGTACCACTATTGCCAGCTGTACCAACGTATCTTACATTTGTAATACCATAGTTATCTACACCACTGTTATTTGGTTGATATAACTGGAAGCATACATTTGGTTGTTGTGCAGCGACTGGAACAGTGAGTGACCACATAGTTACACCACTTGGTGTAACAGCAACTTCTGCTTGGATTGGAATTATTTGTCCAATTGATACCCATGTAGCAGATGCAATACCAGCAGTATAAGCATCTAAACTATAACGTAACTCTAAATGTTCTCCAGTTGCACCACCAACAACATCAGGCCATTCACCACCATTAATATTGTTACCTATGACAGCATCTATTTCAATCTTTTCAATAGCACCAATGCTACCAAAATTAGCTGCATTTATAGCAGCAAATGTAACTGATCTTTCTGAACCTGATGATGCAGCACCTGCACCATTTTCAGAGAACCAAATATAATTCTGTCCTGTATTAAATCCACCATTATTACTAGTACCAGCACCACTCGCTGCAATTGATACATTACCAACAACACCAAGGAAGTTACCACCTGAAGTAATAGCACCTACTGTTTCACCAGCCATTGCAAGTTCAAAAGAATTACCACCAGCACCAAGGGTAACAGCAGTAACTAAACCAGATGTAACTGTTGCTGTTGCTTCGGCATGTCCAGTTCCTGCCTGATTATATCCAGTAGGTGTTAATGTTCCATCACTAGCTTTACCACCACCACGGAATAATACTGTAGGAACTTGTGTAAATGGCAGTTTGAAATTACCAGAAACACCTGTACCAGCACCATTACCTTTAATATCAACATCCCAAACAGTTGCATTCTGGGATGCGGATTCAACTATATCACCTGAAGTTGTACCTGTTGTACCTCCAGTATATCCACTAATAGTTCCAAATGCGACTTTTGCATATCCATCTTCACCAGCACTTGTTGCTCCAGAATTACTACCAGTTGCCTGTGCAGCTGCACCACCAGCACCCACTTGAATAGTAATTGCTGCTGGATTGTTTACATCAACCCAATCAACATTACCAAACCAAGATGCTCCTGATCCACCTCCACCACCTGCTGCTGTCCAATAGTTAGCATTATAATCTATATCAAGTTTTACAGAACCATTAGTGTCAGTATGATCTGTTAAATTACCAGATGAAAAATAAGTTGTTTTATATTCAGAAAGTCCCTGTTGTCCACCGACACCACCTTGGTGACCACCCCAACCACCTGGCGTACCGCCAGGACCACCAGGTGCACCACCACCTCCATATCCACTACCACCACCGAGGTTTGTACCAGAGGAGACACCTCCTCCACCTCCTCCACCGCCACCACCGACGCATCCATATTTTCCACCAACTCCTCCAGAACCAGATGATATATTTCCTATGGAAGATGCTTGTAAACCTTGATACAAACCAGCACCATTAGGATATGAACCACCAGCTTGACCTTGTGCATCGTTTACTCCTCCTTCTCCACCATCAGCACCACCGCCACCACCGCCACCAGCACCAGCAACGATTTGTGTTCCTCTTAATAAAGCGGTACATGCACCACCGCCACCACCGTGTCTGTTACTCGCTCCCTGTCCACCATAACCACCATTAGCATTGAGAGAGTTAGTTCCACCGTTTCTATTATTTCCACCAGTACCAATAACAACATTCCAACCTGGACTAGGAGCGTTAATAAAACTAGAAAGTTGATTGTTGGCAACTTCAACATCTACCTGACCACCATAACCACCTCTGTTATTTTCAAATCCAGCACCTGTGTTCTTACTTACTCCATCACCACCCTTTCCTCCTCTAATTCGGAAAGTTATGTTTGTAAATCCACCAGTTGGATATCCAGTAAACGAACCATCAGATGTCAAAGTTTGAGAATATGAACCACTTTGTCCACCTATCAATATTCTATCACCATCAGTTCCTTTTCCTGCACCACTTTGTGCAATTGAAATACCACCAGCACCACCTCCACCAGGATTAGTTGGAGAATCAATTTCAGTTTCTGTATTATTAGCTCCTTGTGTTCCACTAACTCCATCTTGACCTACAGTAAGACCACTAAGTGAACCAGTTTCAGATGCAGTTCCTCCTGCACCACCAGTACCACCTGTATTTGAGTTTGATGGATTTCCTTTTTTTCCACCACCAGCAATTAAAACTAATGTAGATCCTGCTGTTATTGTAGAGTTTCCACCATCATTACCAGATACAGTTCCAGCTGCTCCTGATCCACCTCCACCAGTAAGATTGTAAATTAACTTTTCAGGAGTTCCAGTGATACTGGAGAGTGGTATGGTATATGTACCAGGATTTGTATATTCAAATTCTTGACTATAATCATAATTAGGCACACCACCAGTGGTTACTTGTCTTCCACCAATAGTAGATGCAGATGTGAATGATAATAGTGTTGGGTTTCCAATAGAGGTTTGAAATTCAAATGATCCTGCATTAGAAGCACCAGATGCAAGATAAAACTGATCATCATATGGTATTTCTGTAGTATATCCTGGTTGTGGTTTGAATTGAGCACCACTAGCATTTGATATATCAGGTATATCTTTTAAAGCACCAATATTTTCATCACCACCTTTGTAATCCATAAAATCGTAGGTAGCAATGGTATTATCTGTAAGTACATTTCTCAATAATGCATGAGAATGTTGTAGAACTACACCTCCAGTTGGATTCCATCTGTTAATTTTACCATTTGCAGATTTATATCCTTGTAAATATCTATCACCATGACCCTTACCTGCCCATGTTGAATCACCAGGAATACTATGGAGAATTGCATGACTATGTTGGAATACAGAAGGTAACTTCTTCTTCTCCATAGTTACAGTAACTTTCTGACTACCAACAATAGTACAACCAACTGTCTCAACAACATTGTCATAACCTGTTGTTGTAATTTTACCTAGAGAAAAATAATTATCTTGTTGATTTTGATCAAGATACCACGCACCACCAGTAGCACCAACTGACATTGATAAATTACCAATAGTAGGTGAGTTCTGACCAAATACAGGACCATTACCAACAATTTTTTTAGTAACAGTGTTAGGAACTCTAAATGTTCCTAAGTATTGTTCACCCCAAAAATCCATTACATTAGCAGTGTTAATACCCTGAATAACTCCAGAATTTATCCTAACAGTAAATGTAGCATTACTTCCACCTGATACTGAAACAGTTGGTTCAGTTGTATATCCGCTACCTGGATTTAAAACATCTACTTTTAATATAGCACCATTACCAGCAACTTCTGAGATAATAGCAGTTGCTTGTATACCACTACCTACATTGGGTGCTGATATTGTTACAACAGAAGTTAATGAATATCCAGATCCACCATTTATTACATCAATACCACTACTTGATCTTCCTCCATAAGAAGTACCAATTATCTCATATAATGCTGGAAAGTCTTTAATATTATATTCAGCACCATCACAATACAAATATCCATCATGAGTATATGCTGGATCATCACCAGCAATATATGCACTACCATTAAAATCTTCTAATTTATGTGGATTAGTAGCCTTATTAATAAATGAATGATCGTAAGTATTAGCACCAGATTTTAAATTTGCTACTATAGAACCAATAGGTGTGGTGTCCTGATAACAATCAGTATAAAATCCTTTTCTGGTATTCCTATAACTTTGTACCATGATTATATCTTAATTAAATACTCCATTACAATGAAGGGTTGGGATGCAGAATCAATTGATATAGATGAATCTACACCAATATCAAATGTTGTTGACAAGTTTTCTGGGTCAATTGATATAGCATCAGTCTTTACTTTATATGTATGATCACCCTTCTCCAGTCTAACTCTATGACTATGAGCAGTTGGTAAAGTACCAGCTGGTATTGCTAAATCAGCAGTGTCTGTTGTCTCATTTCTAACATCAGGTGTAGATGTTGTAGTAACAGCAGACTCATTTGCTTGAAGAGGAACAACATCAGTTAAAGGAGAACCATTAAAATCAACTGGCATACCAACTGCTCCAGCAACATAGGTTGGTGGTATTGTATAATTACCACCTGCATCACCAGATGCTTGACCAGCACCACAACCAAAGAGAATAGATTGAACCTTAGTCTGAAATTTTCCAGTATTTTGACTATTTGGAGATCCAGCTACTGTAGTGCGATTTAATGTCATATTAGCAAGATTTATACAACCAAATTCAAAACCCTGTCCAGATCCAATCTGATATATTCCAGTTATATTATCATCAATACAACCACCATAATAAATTGTTTGGGCAAGTCCAGTACCAAATAAGGGAGTACCATCACCAACTGCACCATCATTAGGATCCCAGTTTGATAAAGCTTTACATGGTTCTTGTCCACTAGCAGGTGGATTTGCAGAACTATTCTGTGCTCTCGTTGCATTTACCCACTCTTGAACATTGATTGTGGAACCATTTAATAGTCCAGTTCCCCCTCCTGGAAATGGGTGATCATTATCTATCTCTAACGTATCTGGATTAGCTCTCAATCTAGATCTTGGTGCTGATTTTGTAAAATGCATATGTGGGTGTATTTGATTCTCTTCTACAGATTCTATATCTGTATAGTGACTATCACCTGCATATGTCCAACCTGGTTTTCCTTTGATATCAACTTCTTGAGATGGAACATTAATACTTCCACTATATGTAACTTGAACATTGGTAGTACCAATTGCTGCTTCTGCATCTATACCAATACCAGATCTACTTTTTTCTGTGCCTAATGAATCATTCTTTCTTATGTTATTATAAACACCTGCGTTTGCACCTGTTGTAGGTTCTGGATACTTAGAACCTAAATCAGGAACCATAAATTGATTATCATTAATATCCTCAAAATTACTACCATCTAGATTTTTTTTCATAAATGCAGTATTACTACCAGTTCCTAAGATAGCAGCGAGTCTGGGATAATCAGATGCAAAATATTTTGATCCATCACATTTTAAATAACCAGCAGGTAACCTTTGTATATTAATTGCTGTATCTGGCGTACCATCATATAATACTGGCCATGCAATAACTTGACCAGTGATATGTCCGTACTTTGCTCTCTCTTTATTATAGAATACTGCCATTAGAATGCCTTGATGATAAATGTCATAGTTAACGAAGGTTGAGTAGTATCCACTGCTATATTTAATGCATTTTCAATACTCTGTGCTGCTAGTGCAGATCCATCAGCATTTACTGCTGTATGTGATGGAGGTCCTACCATAGTTCCTAAAGTTTGTCCTATTTCAAATCCTCCATGATTATGTGATGAAAATGACTGTTCTGTTGGATCTTTTGCTGTTGACTGTGTATTTAAACTAGTAGGGTAAGTACCATCTCTGAACTTTAATGATGTTGTTACTGTTCCCCAACCAGCTGGTTCTGTAACATCACCCTGTCCTGTATTGATACTCAGTGATACTCTATACTTACCACCAGCAGCTGTATTACCTGCATCAGGAACCCACTCCACTCTTTCCACACGAGCTCCTTCACCTAACCATTTATACTTATCATTAGGATCTGCTGTTGTAACATACATCAATGGACGAATTCTATCCCATTGATACCATGCATCAGCACCAGTTCCATATTGTTGAGAAATATCAGTGCCAGCTGGTAAATCAAATTCTCTTTGACCTTCTGTTAAAGTAATACCTGAAACAGTAAAAGCTGGTCTTTGTTCGGGAGAATCTTTCAAACCATCAGATCTCACTGGTGTAGTTCCACCATCAGGAGTATAACCGTAAAAATTCGCTCTATTTAAAATTTCCATTGGTCTAGGAAACATACCTGTCATTGCAGGTTGAGCGTGAGTTGCTAATGGTTCAGTAGCAACTATCTGAGCAGTATTTCCGTGTGGTGGAATATTCTGTGTATATACTTCTTCCGCAGGTCCTGATCCTCTATTAGTTCCTCTCCAATTGTTAGCACCAGCTGGAACTTGAGACCAATAATTTTTACCAGGATTTACGGTATCAGTTACAAACTCAAAATGAGATGCAGTCAATGGCATTGTATGCTCATATTGAGCAGATCCATAATATGACATTTGAACTGATCCATTTTGCCAAGTGTGAGGTTCAGCTTCTTCAAAACTACAATTAACAGGACTGTAAGTTCCAGAACAACCATTAGTAAAACCTTGAGATCCACTCATTTCTATACCACCATCAGTCTGAAATACCATAGCTCCTTTTTGATCTGTTTGGACTGAAGGAAAAGTTTCAGGATGACTATGTGATGGAGTGTGATTGATACCTAATTTACGATTCAACGTATATACTGTCTCCAAAAAATCAGGAGCAGTCAATACAAAATTAGTATATTTAAAATATAAATTACCACTTAAATTTAATGTAAAATCTATATCAGAGTTAGCAGACCATGAAGTTTTAATATCATATGTTTCGCCATAACCTACAACCAAATCACCCAACTTAGTTCCATTACTATCAATAACAACATTCTTAGGGTCATTCTGTCCCGCTTGATATTCAGCTTGATCTAAATTAACTGGTTCCAAATCAAGAGGTAACCTATTTGATAAATTGGGTAATCTAAATGTTGCTGTATTTGATCCATCATTAGGATCTACATATGGAAATGTGTAATGATCACCATTTGCTTGAGTCATATCACCACCATAAGTGTCACCCAAAACAGATGCTAATAATGGATATTCACTAGCATCTTTTGTACTACCATCACAAACTAGATATCCTTTAGGTAAATTAGAAGGAAGAAATCCACTACCTCCATCACCACCCCAAGGTAGGATAGTTCCTATCTTGGCGGTTTTCATACTTTTAATAGAATCGTAATATGATGCCATTTATAACTCCATTAACCACCAACCTCTTAATGAGGGTGGAATTGTTTGTGCGTTTGCAGAACCTTCAATGTCAACTGATCCAGCAAATACTAAACCAAATGATGCATTACGTGTCTGAATAACTAATTCTCCTGAATCCCATGCAACTGAGTTTGTTACATTAGATCCTGCACCAATTTTAGTTCCAGTTGCGTCACCTTGGATTGAGGTTGCAACACCACCAACTTTAAGTGCTCTAAGAATTAAACTTGTATTATATGTTAGGTTACCACTAAGTTCAACGAATCTGATCATGTCACCCGTCTGTGCATCTTCAGGTAGATATAAAACCATATTTGCACCAGAGGATGCATTGATTAGATAGTTATTGTTAACCTGTAGTGGATTGGCTTGTTGCTGTCCAATACCTGTAGAAGGATTGTATGCAACATATGTATGTCTTCTACCACCATTTCCTGTCCAATATTTTTCAATACCGAATGAATCAATAGCATTGTTCTGATAAATTCTAAAGTCTTTTGGATTTGTTGCTCCAGAAGCACCAAGATTATCAATATGGAAGATACTTTCAGAAGCAATTTCTACAGCAGAAATTTTTCCTTTCTGATAGAACTTCTGACCTATTTCAGTGTCACCAGTTAATGATGTAACTTTAAATGTTGTCTCATTACCACAATCGCCATATGCTTGACAATCTTTAGCTTTGATTTCAAGATTACCGTGGAAAGTACCAGGACCATAAAGTTGCATACCATTTGTATTCAATTTTGGATCTTTAGTAGATCCATCACCTAAGTGACCATCATCATTAGCAATAAAGAGCACTGGTGTAATACCATCAGAACCATACATTCTGAAATTACCACTGGTTAATTCAAAGTCACCATTGCTTCTAATAGCTCCACCACCAAATAGATCAATTAACGGTGTACCAATAGTATTTGGATTTCTGTATTGTTTAGGTAACTTAACTGCAAACTCTGCATCAAGACCACCTGTAGCACTCCAACCTGCTCCACCATGAACACTATCAGGTAAGAAGAATTCTTCTCCAATTCTCACGTATTGTACATAATCTAATTTTGGTTGAATTAGATCTGCATTTGTTAATTGAATCTCAAGTCTACGATCATATGTGTTAGGTGTTCTTGCTTGAATTGCTGCTGCCCTTTCTGCACGTGTTGCAGGTATGTCTTGCATCAACGTAGTTGTCTGTTCATATTTTCTAATCTTGACAATTTCAGTACCTACGTTCCATGCTTGTGCTACTGTACCTTCTATCTTATTAGCAAGTGATCCACGACCACCATTAGGATAGGTAGAATTAGTAGTGAAGTATAATACTTGATCAGTACCAACTAGAGCTGATGCTTGTGTAATTGTTGCTATTTCAATTGCATTTGTACCATCAAAGATAGCAATCAAATCCCCAATAACAAACTTATCATAGTTTGATGCAACCTTTATACTACTGTCAGCACTTCCTACGTTAGAAGCAACTGTAGTTGAAGGTCCATCAGACATAATAGACTCAGGATCATGTCTGTAAACATAAACAGGATCTTGATTCTTGGTATATGCAGCAGGTGAAGTTCCAAATGCTTCAGATACCATGAAGACTGTACCATGTGAATTACCAATCTGTGTATCACCTGTACAAGTGTCAACCTCAAAGGTTGTAATACCACTACCATTTGTTATAGTTAACTTCTTATTGTTAGTTGTATTTTGATATGGAGCACTACATGTTCCATTCAATGTGAGACCACCAGTATAGGATTGATCACCATTGACTATAACCTTACCAGTAACAGAGTCAACTTCAAAGACTGTTTCTTCATTGGCAGTATCACAACCATTTTTAACTGAGAATTTTTTAGCAACTTGTGATAATGTAGATGTTAGTTTTAAAATTTCACCATCATCAAAAATATTGTCAGCTGGATCACTTAAATCTCTACGTGATAATATTACATAATCATTTACATCTAAACTACCACCAAACTGTGCAAGATATATGTTATCTGTATCTTGAGGATTACTTACTGTACCATCAACATCTTGAGTTAACCACGTAGCATCAAACTGAACATTACACTTATAAATGGGAGTTACATCAGGATGCTTATAGTTAATAGAACTAAATGTTCCAAATGGTTGTCTTTGGACTTCAACATAGTATGGTGTAGTATTAATCTGTGGTAAACGAGTTACTCTGACAAATTCAGGAGCTCCAGCAACACCTTTATAAGAAAGACTTACAATACCATAGGTATCTCTGGCTATAACTGTATTTCCAGAACCACTTGAAGTATTAGTTGGTTGGTATAATCTAAATGATACACTGGAAACTTGAGCAGCAGATGGGATATCTATACCATAGGTAGACTTACCAGCTGGAACATTTGATACTCCTTGAATAGGAATAATTTCACCAATGCTAGTCCATGTTGCACTACCTAATGTAGGATCAGCATCAGTAGAATACTGAAGCCATAAAGACTCTGAAGTTTGATCATTACCAACAATATCAGGATATTCACCACCATTATTATCATTAGCAACAAAAGCTTCAACTTCAATTCTATCTACTGCAATACCACCGTTACCAGCTGCTGATGCGTCTATCTTAGGTAATATAACATACATCTGATTAGTGGCAACTCCATCAAACTGAGCAGAGAACCAACAATAATCAAGACCACTATTATTAAATCCACCTTCATTACCAGTACCTGCACCAGTATGTTGTGCAGATGCACCCGAACGTCCAACAGCAGCACTAGTTGCCAAATAATTGGAAGCAAGACCCATGTTAAGAGTGCTAAGAGTCGTATAACCTTCTTGTGAATCAAGAAGTAGGATATCATTCTCAGTATAATATTGAGAACCATCCGCAGCGTATGGAGTTTTCTTTATTGGTAAGTAATACTTATCAGTTCCTGATAGGTCTGGGAATACAGCAACACTTTGACCAGCAGGAGTAGCTTGGAAGTTCACTTGTCCTACATTTGATGCGTTACCACCCCATCTACCAGCACCAGCTGTATCAATTTGGTTAAACTCGCCTGTTGCAGCAGTGCTACGAAGAACATCAATAATATCTACATTTTTATTGAATGTATTATTACTGAGGATACCAGAAGAATGAGGTTCAATAACAGTACCTGCTTGTGCTCTTAATGCTGTGAATGAATAAGAAGCAAATCCACCACAAAGAGTAATATCAGAGTTACCTCTCAAATATCCATCAACAAGGAAGTTATTTCTAACTGTAGTAGTACCACCTTGACCAGCAATTGTTACTTCAGAAGCATTTTCACCAAATTTAATTGTAGAAGTTGCACTATTACCAGAGAAAAATTCAACAGTTCCAGCAGTAGATTCTAACTTGACTAATTCTGTCAACCCTCTTCTAGTACCTAACTGGAAGTCTCCAGCAACCTTAAGTGCCTTAGTATCAATTTGTACAAAGGAGTCAGACTCAGTGCTTGCATATGCACCACCAAGAGTTATCTTAGATCTGTTAGTATTAGGTCCATCAATGCTATCACCGATAGTAATCTCACTATCAGTACTGGTATTACCAATCTTGATATTTTGTGAATCAGTTGTTACATTACCAAGTTCAATATTTCTTACAGATCCACCAATCTTAAGACCTTGAGTTGGTCTAGTTCCAGATGTTAATCCAAAGAATGTATTATCATTGAACAGTGTTGCTGTTCCATCAGTAATAGTAGTTGTAATATCAGCACTATTAGCACTACCAGGACCACCACCATTAACTGCTATATCATTTTGGAATGTAGCAGTATCAGTGAACTCAGAAGTTCCCTTGGTTGTAAATGCACTCTGCATTTCTGCTAGAGTTGTATTAATACCAACTCTTCCATTATTTGTAGTAGAAACTCTAAGTGTTGCTGCTGTTTGTGGAGCAGAACTATCACCACCAACCATGAATGCATGGTCTTGAGCAGTTTGAGTTCTTGCTGCATATGTTGCATGAGCAGCAAAGTTTTCAATAGTCTTACCACTAATCCATGCAGTACCAATAACATCTAAGTTGGCAAGAGGATCAGTCGCAGCAGATACAAACGCTTCTGCATAATCAGAATGAGCAGCACGAGCAACAGTGTTAATACCAATCTTAAATTCACCAATTTTCTGAGTATCAGTTCTAATTGTCTGAGCACCAAGTACACCAACTTCCTTCCAAGAAGCATTAGCAAGTTTGACTATAGCATTCGGTGTATTAGTATTATTGAATACTAACTCACCAACTGAAATAGTATCATTAGCAGAAATACTAAATGTGCATGTATTACCACCGTTAGTAAATCCAGTATTAATTAAGAAAGTTCCATTAAGTTTGTTCTCAGTAAGTCCTGTTAACTTAATTTCTTGACCAGCAATTAAACCACCAGTTATGACATTTCCATTAGTGACACCAGACTTCCATTGAATTGTAATAGTTCTGGTAGAATTAAATATAAACTTCTCAATCTGAGAGGTAATTGTTGTAAAGGAGTTAGAGAATATCCAACCAAGTGA